GAGAGATACATCCAGAAGACATAGAGTCTAGAAGCATGGGTGCAGGTGGTGAAGACCTGATAATGGCACGAGATGCTAGACAAAAATTTCCATACAGTATAGAATGTAAGAACCAAGAGAAGTTGAATGTCTGGGATGCATATGAACAAGCATGTGCAAACTCAGGAAACCACGAACCTATCGTATTCATCAAGAAAAACGGTAAGAAACCCTTGGCAGTTGTAGATGCCGAACACTTTATCAATGGAACAAGAACTTAGACAAGAAGTGCTGCCTATAGTCATGAAATACTTCTCAAAGTATCGTGGAAAGGAGGCAAATAATCGTGCTATATATGAGTGTGCAGATCAATTAGTAGAAACATTATGCAAAAAATTGTCAACGCAATAGCAATTGTGTCTGGTGTCGGTGTCCTCGCAATAGTTGGGGCAGGTGGGTACCTATATCTAAATAAAGATGCCTTGATAGAGAAGGTAAAAAGTCAAGTCATGGAAGCAGTTTTACCATCTATAGGTGGTGGTATAACAGATGCAATACCAGAGATGACAGGACCAGCAATGCCAACTCTACCAGATTCACCATTCTAACTAATGCTATCAACCCAATATCGTCTTAGACTGCAAGGTATTTGCAAAGACATCGCCTCAGGTACAGAGGTCAGTATGGAAGACATGATATGGGCACAGAAATTGGCGAAGGTAAACACCTCTGCGAGAGGTATGCTAAGTAAGGCTCGTAGGATGAGTACAAATCCGAACGAGTCTTTTCTGAATAACTTGAATATAGGAGACCCCGATTCAAGTAACCATCGAAGGGGTTTCGGTTCACCTGATGAGGTCGTAGACTGGTTCCATCAGGAAAGGTCAGATGATTGGAGGCAACGTGACTAATTTTATTGTATTGAATGTCGTAGAGGCATGGAATGAAATCTCATGGGGAGATGCAATTCCTTTTACACTTGTTCTTATAGGTCTTTACTGGGTCAAAGTAAAGATAGACTCTAGTGTTGGTCTTGGTAAGAAGGGTAAACAACTCAAAAGAATTATCAAGGAAGCAATAGAGGAGACAAAATGAGTGAGGAAGATCCCAAACTCAGAGTCAACAAGGAAGAGATTGCTAAGTTGGTAAAGAAGTATAAAAAAATAAAGAAGTTTCAAAAGACTTCTTTTGCACAGATAAAAAAACTTGGCTAAAGGTTACGATTTATTTGGAGATCATGGTAGAAACCTACCTACTCCTCATGGTAGTGGTGCAAGACCCATGTATGGTGACATGGGTAAGTCATGTAAACCAGATCCAAATCGCAAGAGAGAATACCCTCATCTGTATGCTGTCTTCCTCCTTGACTCACACAACACCAGTTACTTTTACATAAGAGAGAATGGTACATACTACTGGTTACATGCTCGTAAAGAATTAGACGATGACTTGATTGTAGATGCACACGATATTCAATTAGATATGTTTGGTAAACCTGATCTATCCAAAGAGTTTATTATGAAATCTATACTATTCTAAATAAAGCAGCAATGTTATTATATTATGACAGACTCGGCAAAAAAAGAACCTAAAAAGGGAATCGTAGGTAAGATCAAGGAAGCTGTAGATGATAAAGAAGAGCAGTTAGTTATCCTTAGTACATTTGTACGTCTTGGTGTAATGATCTGGGCAGGTGCTATATTGACATTGAATTATGTTGAGATACCTGGTTATAAACAAGAGCAGAAGATCGATCCGACCTTCATAGCTTCGGTCTTTACTGGGGTACTAGCTACCTTTGGCGTTCAAGCAGGTAATAAGAAGAACGGTGCGAGTGGTGGAGGTGCTAACATAAGTAAGAAAGATATGGAATATCTTATAGAGAAAGCATCACAAACTGCCCCTGCACAGACCATTAGGATAGAGCAAGGTCCTGTAAAACTAATCTCTGACACAAAATGAATAAGTGGAAGTGGATATCATTTGGTGTAGTAGGCAGTCTACTCGCTGTCTCACATCTTGGTATGATAGGATATATTGCGAGTAGAAAAGAAACACCCAAGCTACCAAGTTTAGATATACCTGTAGGTCCTTATACATCATACAAGGCAAGTGTGACAGACGATAGTTATGTCATTTCATATAGTGCAAACGATCCTAAGACAGCATTTATTACTAAGGATATCAAAGAGAAAGGTGGTTTCTTAGGACTTGCAACAGAGACAACTCAGATCACTGAAGAATACTTCATGGATGGTCAAACCAATCAAGGTGGTGCAGTATCAAATCATAGGTCATGGTTAGATGGCAAACCTGGTTTGACTGATGCACAAGCAGAAAAGATAACTTCCATACGAAAAAGTGAAGCCTGTATCAAAGCAATCGGAAGTGCAGAGGGTACAGGCAGGCTCGTGGGTACATCGATTGGTGCTAGTGCTGCTCCTACTCTTAGTACTATCCCCTTTATTGGTTGGGTCGCTGCTGGTTGGGTGGCAATGTTTAGCGGTGATCAAGGGGCTGATATAGGTGGTAACATGGCAGAGGATTTGAATAAGAACTGTTAGTAAACCCTTACTCTGTCAGGCATTTATCACTAAATCTGGTACTATATAATTATGTACTGGAGTTGAAAGATCATGTCCCATTACACTGTCGGTTATCACGATAATCACAATGGACTACACGAAATCTGTGAGTATGCAGACGATGCATACAATGCAATCAAGCAAGCAAGAGAAGACCTGACAGGATTCAATGCCCCACACAAGGCAGAGTATTGTATCAAGGAGGAGTAATGAACGGTAGATTGGATAAGGTTGCAATGACAGATAGACTTATGAAACTCAAGAGAGAATTGCATTATAAGTGTGAGATTGGAGAGAAGGGTGAGTGGGAATGTAATGGTGCTAATGAGTACCTAAATAAAACGTTCGATATACTAGACGAATTCTGGCAATGAGGTATCACATCTATTGGAATCATAGAATACTATTGAAAGATTTAGATGAAGAAGAGTTTGAAAATATATGGAGTAAGATGCATTGGGTATATAATAAGGAGTTGAATTATGTGGAGGTAGGAGAACCTATATTAGAGGAGCATTCTTGCTGATGGTAGTGTGGGGTGTCATTTGGATGCTTGTCATACTACTTGTTACAGTTTCATGGTACATCTACTATATACTTCGTATGTCATTCATGGAGATGAGAGATGGCGAAGATGGTTCCTCCGAGTAGGAAGAGTTGTTATAACTTTAGAGTTGTAAAGATCAATAGAGTTGTAGATGGTGACACCATTGATGTTACTATCGATCTTGGTTTTGATCTGATGAAGAAAGAGAGGGTTCGTATAGCAGGTGTAGACACACCTGAGAAAAGAACAAGAGATCTAGAGGAGAAGGCATTAGGTATTGATGCAACCAACTGGATGAAAGAAAAATTAGAAGGAGCAATCAAAGGAGATGATGAACTCATTATTAGAACTGAACTCAAAGGTGGCGTGGGTAAGTATGGTAGGCTGCTTGGTTGGTTATACGTTGGCGATGGTGTGGTATCACTCAACGAACAAATGATAAGTGAGGGTTATGCATGGGAGTATGACGGGGGTACAAAGAAGAAAGACTTCCAAGAACTCAGAGATATAAGAGGAATATGAACAGAGTTGTAAAGATTGATAGAGTTGTTCAAGGAAATGTACAGAATTACACTCAATTTTTACTCAATTATCTTTTACCCTTAATTCATTGGTTGTATGTAGAAAAAAATATCCTTAGGTACGAATCAATATACATTGAAGATCCAAAAATAATGAGAAAACATTTGAAAAATATTTTCCCCAAGAAAGTAAAAATTTATAAAGAAGATTATGATTCTGAAATCAATAAATCAAAAACACTTACTGGTTTTTTCTCAAGGGATAGACCTATCAGTAAAAGTAACTACTCTTTGAACTCAATTAGAGAAAGCACTGAAAAATTAAAAAGTTTATTATCAAATTCACAAATTGATTCTAAAAAAATTCTGATAATTAATAGAGGTAAACCAGATAAGTTTTATACTTCTGATGGAATAGCATCTGATACATTACCTGGTGGTACTAATAGTCTATTCAATTCAGATGGCACACCAAAACGTAATCGAAAAGGATCTTCAATTGAACGTCGCTCCACTCCGAACTTAATAAATATTAAAAATTTACTAGAAAATTATAAATTTATAGAACTTGAAACTGAATCATTAGAAAACCAAATAAAACTTTTTGGTGAGCATGATATTATTATTGCACAGCATGGTGCTGCTCTTACAAATATTATTTTTTGTAAGAAGAATTCAATTATTATTGAAATAAGACCTAGAAGAGATAAAAAAGATTCAGTTTCAGATTCAAGTCGATATGAGAAACAGAATGCTTTTGAAATATTATCTCAATGTTTAGGACATAAATATTTTGAAGTTTTTCAAGAGCATAATCACTCTGAAGTTAATTTGGAAGACATAGTTGACTTAGTAAAAAAGAATATGGGTGAGTCATGAATGACATAACAGTATTCATTTACCTAGTATTCTTTGTGTCCATATGTGGTGCAACGTTTGCATTCATGTGGAAACTCATGGGGTCAGTGCTATCTGATATGGATAAAACCCCAACCAATAGTTATGGTGATGCCATGAAAGCATACAAACCACATCCAGAGATGAAAGATGTGAAGGATGGTGAAGAACTTTTAGTGTTCAAACTACATGACGATTCCGAACATAGTAATTCCTAAAGCAGGTATCAAAGAAGTAAATATACCAAGGATTTTTGGTGCTGATGTAACTATTATGCATCCACAAGTTCCTTATGTACCTGTTACTACACAAATAGGTAAACCTATAGTGGAGATGCCAGGTTGTGTAGAGGTAAATGAAAATAATAATACAGGTGCAGGTGGTACTAAGAATAAAAGTCTAGCAGAGGATGATGATGTAAGAGTTTATTGTGATGAGCCTGGCATGGCAGGTTATAATGCGATGGACTATGTACCAGACCAACTTATAATAGAACAAGAAGCACCACCACCACCTCCTGTTGAACCACCACCAGAAATAGATCCACCAGAGGTACCACCCACAGGTGACCTTACTACAGAGACTGAATGTCCAGGTCCTGCTCAACTAAGAGTCGGTGACCTAACACAGTCAGGTGACGAGAGAGTTATAGGTCACGAACTACAAGGCAATATCTGTGTGACATTATACGAAGACACTTCACCAGTTGAAAAATATTTACCATCACTAAACCAAACCAGCACTACATTAGCGATTGCTGTCGTAGCAACAGCAGGTGCTGCAGCGACACCACTCTTGATAAGACTCATCAAACCTGCTGTAAAGAAAGCTATCTCTACCATTCAAAAGAAAATAGGTAGTCATCGTGATTTGTCTAAGAGTGAGATACGAACTAATGCTTATCGTGCTAAAAAAGGTTTGCCACCACTGAAGGTGAAGAAAAAATGAGTGCCATCAGTAATATAATAAAAGAAACTAAAGATAAAAAAAATAAATCTATACCAGTCACTCCAAGAAATGCTGGATGGGTCATCAAGAAATTGACTCAAGTCGAATTAGATTTTGTTTGGTATTGTATTGATACTAAACGTGCTGAGACAAATGATATACAATATAATCTTGCAGGTAATATTACTTCGAGTTATGAATTGTATGATCATCAAAAATTATTCTGGAACTCAGTTGTAAAACCACTTGTAAAAGATTATCAACAGCACTATCACCACCATGATAAAGACAAACCCAAAGGTAAATTATACATGCATAATTGGTGGGTGAACTATCAAAATCAAACTGAATTCAATCCTTTACATGCTCATTCAGGAGTTTATAGTTTTGTTATTTGGATGAAAATCCCAACAAATTATGAGGATCAGAAAAAACTTCCTATGGCTAGTCAATCAAATTCATCTGCCATATCAAATTTTCTTTTTACATATACAGATATTCTTGGTACGATAAGATCGATGTCTTATGAAATGAGTCCAGAAGTGGAAGGGACAATGATTTTATTCCCGTCTTCATTGAACCATGAAGTATATCCTTTTTATAATTGTAATGAAACAAGAGTAAGTGTATCAGGAAATATTAGTTACCAATAGATATTTCTTTTAGACTACTAGCATCACCTGTTGGTGTCACAGGTATCTCATGTTGATGCTGACCTACCACACCAGGTGGGTTTACTAATACTACGTCAGCACATATCTTATAATAAGGTGACTTATGATGGAACATAATTCCAGCCTTCATTAGTTCACCACAGTTCTTGAGTCTTGCTATCTCGAAATCTAATCTTTTATTTGCTGTGCCTTGATTTACTGAATTTATTACTGCCTGTGCTGCTTCCTTACACTGCTCCTGTAATTTTTTGTCTAGGGGGAAAGAGAATGTTGCAGAGAATCCTAGGTTTATGTTTTGGTTACTCTTCTGCCCTGTGCGAGTCGGGATATAATAAAGGATCTCACCAGGAGAGTCAGGGATACCATCATCATTATTGTCAGCGTTGTTATATACAGGATCAGGCCAACTTGGCTCATAAGGATCTTGCCAAGTTCCAGTTCTTGTGACATAGGGAGTAAAATTTGCGGTAGGACCTTGACATTGTACACCACCTCCGTAGGTGTTAGTAATATAAGGACCTTGTAAAACTTGTATTGCCTGGTTGGTTACGGAGCCAGACGAGTTGGCGACAGGGTTTGCTGTCGCAGATACACCACCTACATCAGTCGCCATAACAGGAGAGCATGTGAATGCTGCTACTATTGGGAGAATATACTTGTTGATGTGGTGACGGATTGTATGGTTTGGGTACGATTTATTATCGTATGAGTCTGAAGACCTGGGGCTACGTAGTGTTCTGTGAATTGGAAGGGATCCCCCACACTGGTGATCGTCCAATTCGGTTTGTTTTCTACGTCTAGTCCTGTCCATGATGAAGTCACTCCGTTCAATGTATTTGATTGAGCAGTGCCTGTGTCAGGTGTCATGCTCGTTCCATCGTGTTGGATATTCGTTCCACTGACTGAATATGTCCAGCCAGTCGAATAGTCCATCGAATTAATAGTTTCTGTCACAGTGCTAGTCGTTTCCGTCGTCTGGGTCATCGTACCTTGAGTAAAATTCGGAACCACGGGAACAGCACTAGCAGGTGATGCTAGACAGAGTAATAGTAAGAGTGGTATTCTTCTTACCATATCTCACTATTTTATAGTAAGTTCTGTCACATGCTGACCTGTAGCTATGGTACCTGCCCCACCAGCTGTTATTGTCATAACCCCTGCACTGGTTATAGTTCCAGCGAGTGTGTCTTTTGTACCAGCAGCAGTAGAAGTTTGATCACTGAAATTTCCTACAGCACCTACTGTTGGAGCTGATGTTGGAACAGCATCTGCTTGTGTGTATGACTGGGTGAAGCTGAACGCTGCACCAGGTACATCCTGAGTTGCTGCTATAGTACCAGGAGCATAAACACCTGAAGTTATAGTACCAACACTGACTGTACCAGCTGTTGTACCATCAGTTGTGTCCACACCGTTACCCGTTATTGAAAACGACGATCCAATTCTCTCAACCTGCGTTGCTGCAGCGTTCACCTGAAGTTGAACACTGGATGATAAACTATGCGTTATATCTGCCTTTGCAGGGACTGCTATAGATAATAAAGTAAAGACAAATAAGAGTCTTTTCATGGATTTTATCCTATAGTATGCTAGCCTATTTAGTGAATGAGTTTTTGTACTTATGATACAAGTTACCGACAACTTTCTAAGTCCTGACCAGCACAGGAAAATTCATGATTTTATGCTTGGTAATGGGACTATGGATTGGAAATTTAATGACTCTAAAGTATCAACACAAACCAAAAAAGGTATAGATGACTACCAATTCACTCATGTATTCTTTACATTTCATTCATGTACTGGTAAAGCAGTTCATGAAGTATCAAAATCAATTGATATTCTCATCCCACTTGTAAATAATATTCAATTTGTTGCACTGCATAGGATCAAAGCTAATCTTGAACCATTGAAACCAAACAGAGCATACAGTGATTTTCATTGTGATGTAGATTGTAGTACGATGACCACTGGTATATACTATATCAACACTAATGATGGGTACACAGAGTTTGAAACTGGTGACAAGGTGAAGAGTGTTGCAAATAGATTTGTAAAGTTTCCGTCAGATATCAAACACAGAGGTGTGTCTCAGGTTGACACTAAAGTAAGGTGTGTGCTAAACTTGAACTACTTTGAATTACCACAATGATGGCATCCAGTAACATGCGTATCTTTCTTGATACTGCAGACACAGATATAATTAGAGAGCACTTTGCCACAGGATTGATTGATGGTGTCACAACTAACCCTACTCTTATTAGAAAGAGTGGTAGGAATCCAGAAGATGTATATCAGGAGATTCAAGACATCGGATTGAGAGATATAAGTATGGAAGTTGTTGGCGATGCCAATGAAATGATAGAAGAAGGAATCAGACTTGCCACAAAATTTCCAAATTCATCAACTATCAAAGTTCCATGCACTCGTGATGGTCTCACAGCATGTAGAGCACTATCAAGAGATTTGATTAGAGTAAATGTCACTCTTATCTTTGATGTTGCACAGGCAATACTATCAGCAAAAGCAGGTGCAGCGTACGTATCTCCATTTGTAGGTAGACTGGATGACAATTCTATTGCAGGTTTGAATCTAATCAAAGATATTGAAGAAGTGTATAAAGTTCAAGCGATACATAGAACTAGAATACTATCAGCGTCAATTAGATACGTAAATAGTGTGTCTCAATCATTTGCAAATGGTGCTGACATCGTTACGATGCCACCTGCAGTGTTTGAGAAAATGTACAACCATGTCCTTACGGATAAAGGACTAGAGATCTTCGACAATGATTGGAAAGAAGTTGAACCTTTACTTGAAAAGCAAAAGACACCTCACCAAGAGTAAGGAGACATGGGGTAGGCACTGTGTCTTTGCATTCTTTGCAGGTGTCAAATTAATATACGCTGGCATCGCTAGTATTATTCATGGTCTTGTACCTGCCTTCTTTGAAGGTACAGCAGCAATAACTGTAATAAAATTATATCATAGAAGATTAGTAAACCATCCAAACCCTGATTATGCAAAGTACATTGATAACGAGAAAAATATTAAATAAAAATATAAAGTTTTATGATATGATGAATGATCGTATTCTTGACTACGATTATTTGTGTAAAGATATTGATAGATTCAAAAATATATTACAAGATCATGGGGCAGAAGTAGGGCAAACTGTATTCAATTTTTATAAAGACATAAGATTGCTATCATCATTCATAGCGTGTTCTGAACTTGGATTGATTACGTGTGTAGTAGATATAGCGATGTCAACTGCTGATCTCTATTATAAACATGGACATATTGATGCAAAAAATAGATCTATCTCACCAATAAACTTTGTTCTCCATGATGAAATAAAACTACGGAAGGGAAGATCTAAAACTAAAATGTATGATGAACTTGCAGAGACTGTCATAAATTACAATGAAGATTATGATTGTTCCTATAACGATACTATAAAAGCAACAAATGATTCTGTCTTGATGATGTGTTGTAGCAGTGGCACCACTGGCACACCCAAATCTATTAGTCACACACACTCATTCATGTATGAATTAGGAAAAAGAAATTCAAAAGATTTCTATGGTGGTGTTATGTACACAAGATTATTTCATCATGGAAGTAGTTTTGCAACCTTCTTTTTACCTGCATTGATGGGAGAGAAGGTAGAGAGAATTTATATCAATATCAACTTATTTTTGCATGATGTCAGGAATAACATAGCAGAAAAAGATTTTATCAAAGACGTAGACCATGTACAATTTCCATATACGGATGATGTAATCGCATGGAGAGAACATACCTCTACAAGGTACCCCAGTCTCAACATATACACCCTTGCTAAAATTGATAAGGAATGGAAAAATGATATAGGAGTATCTTACAAGGATATAATTAGTTTGTTTGGTAGCAGTGAAACCAGTGGACCTATACTGATACAAAAACTAAGTGATGAAAAATTTGAGAGTGATAGATTTATAGATCCTGATGGTTGGTATGAACCTAAAATTATTGATGGTAGATTGAACCTTACAGGTGATAGGTTTGAGCGTAATGATGATGGGTCTTTCAAGTTTTTAGGTAGAGATGATAAGGTGTCTATTCAAGGTCAAGAAATAAGTTTGAA